GGCTAAGGCTCTGGAAGACTTACAATATGCTTCTCAACCTAGAGAAGTTACTCAAGAGATGACTGATGCATGGTCGCAAGAATATGTGCAGAATCAAGGACAGTTTACGTCTGAAACTCTTGAGGCTATTAAACAATCATTTCCCGGTGTAAGTGATGATATGATTTACACCTTTTATCAGGGCATGAAATCTATTGAGCAACAGAATGTCAATAAGGCAGTAGAAGTTGCAGGTAGTCCTGATAAGTTAAAGGAAGTTATTGCTTGGGCAGCGGACAATTTAAGTGCTGAAGAAAGAGTTGCAACTAATGAAGCACTTCAAGGTCCCGGTTCTGAGTATGTACTTCGTGGTTTAATGGCACGTTATGAGGCTGATTCAGTCTCTATGCGGGCTGAAGAACCACAACAAGTCCCCGGCAGAGTTGCTAATGCAAGTGCTGTTGAGGCAATCCAAGGATTTGTTAATCCACAAGAAATGAATGCTGCTATGAGGGATCCGCGATACGTTCAAGATCCTGAGTATAGAGCATTTGTTTCTCAAAGGTTAGCAAGGACTTCTTGGTTAACTAATGGCGGTAGTTGAGCCACCGCCGACTCGGACGAGTTATAACAAGACTAGAAACTAGTGATTAGTATTCAAGATGTTACGATATAACAACTCCCCCGGGTAAAGCTGACTCCCCTTGAGGGAACAATCAAGCTCTGGGTTTATGTATTTGGCTCATGCTAATTATTTAAACCTAAAAAGGAAAATTAAAATGCCAACTTTTAATAGTGATCATTCACAACCTAACCTCAATCTTGTTAGATGGGGTGCGAAATCTGGAGATGCTACAGCTGCTATTAAGCAAATCGGTTTAGAAGCCGGAATCGGAGATATGAATCTCTGGCTTAATACTTGGGCTGGTGAAGTTCTTCATGCTTATGATGCTTACAATATCTTTGAAAGCTTAGTCGATCAAAGAACCATTGACTCTGGTACTACCATTGAATTCCCAGTGACCGGTACTATTGCTCTTAATGAAGCTTGGGAATCAGGCGAAGAGCTTTCAGGTGGCGGTACAACGACCTCTACCTTTACGATCTCATTAGACCGTAGACCTATCGCTGCTCACTTCGAGCTCGATAACATTGACCTGATGCGTGAGCAGTTCGAATTCCGATCTGAGCTCGCTCGTCAAGCTGGTCTTACGCTTGCTAATGAAAGAGATCGTCAGATTGCTCGTCTTCTTCACAGCTGTTCTGTTGAGGGCTCTAGAGTCCACAACAGAGAAGGTGAAACTCCTACTGCTGATCTGGATACTTCAGGTGTCTTTGAAGGCATGGATACCCGCTACAGCGGTCGTATCTATAATGCTGATGGTAGTACTAACTTTGATGATTTAAGTGGCGAAAAACAAGGCCTCTTTGTTCTTGCTGCTATTGAGAAAGAAATGGTCAAGTACAAGGAATTAGATATTCCTGATACTGGCTTAGTTGCGGTAATCCCTCCTGCGGTCTTTAACGAGATTCGTAGATTAGGTATTGCTCATGTTTCTCATGGTGGACCAACTGGTACTGGCACTGCCTTTAATCAAGGTGGATATAGCGATCCTCTGTTTATGGGCATTGCTCAAGCTACTAGCATGAGCTCTACCCTTGACTACATGGGTTGCACCATCATGGCTTCTAACCATATTTCTCAGCCACAAGGTAACTACGTTGCTGGTGATGCTAATTACCAAATTCCATTAAGCCCATTCATTAACCCTGCTGATGGTGATGATCAAGCTGATGCAAACCGAGCACTTCAAGGTAACTTTAGAGGAGCTATCTTCTCTAGAGGTGCTGTTGCTTCGGTTCGTAAACAAGGTCTGAAGGTTGATACCGTTGAAGATGTTCGTAGAAATACCGTGTTTACGGTTGCTTCCACCTACATGGGTGGCGGCATTCTGCGTCCTGAACTCTGCGCTTCTATTTGGAACTTAGCTGGTGTAACAACCGATGGTAATGATGGAACTGCTAACAACGGTTTTGATAACCGCGCCTCAAGACAAGCGTTTAACGCTGGTACTGACGTTCAGATTTCGGTCTGATACATTTTAATTCCAATCCCCTTGGCTTAACGGCTAAGGGGATTATTTTTTATTTTACTATTTAAAGAGAGGTACATATGTCCGCAACAGATAGCTTAACTGAATTAGAAGCTGTAAACTACATGTTAATTAGTGCTGGTGAACAGCCAGTAGCAGCGTTAGGAACAGCCGATCAAGGTACTGACACTGTTACTGCACAATTTATCCTCAATGATGTTGTTACTAAGGAGTTTCAAGAAAGAGGACTTGACGAAAATGTTTATGAAACCATCATTGCTGCAGCAGGAGACAATACTGTGTCTTTGCCAGCAGGAACAATTGATGTGTATCTTAGAGACTTGCTTGAGGTTACTGACTCAAGTGGTGAGAACAAAGGGCAGATGAATGTCACTGTTCGTGATGGTAAACTCTTTAATGTAACTTCTCAGACCAATGACTTTAGTGCCTATACTAGCAAGGTTACTGGTCAAGGTGGGTTTAGATTGGTTGTAAAGGTGTATCTTCCTTTTACTAGTCTTAATGTTGCTACTAGACGCATGATTATGGAAGAGTCTGCAAGGCGGTATCAAATGCTTACTCAAGGTGCTAGTAACGTTGATGCTATGCTTAGCGGTAGAGCACAACTTTCTAGAGCTCAGGGTAGATCTAATGATACAAATAACAAGGGTAGAAACCTTTTTGATGGCAGCGATTACAATAGATTCTTTGCTGTTAATAGAACCTTCTTCCCTAAATACGGTAGTCATTTATCTGATTATGTGAGGAGAGGATAATGCCTACACAAAAGACAACAATTAAGATGCCCTCATTCTCTGGGGGTGTGGCAAAGACTGCTCCCAGTAAGAGAAGACCTGATCAAGTAGAGGAAGCTGATAACGTATTCTTATCCCTCGAACGAAGCAGTGAGAAGAGACATGGTACTACCTTTGTGCAAAGCGACAGCAGAACTGGTGGAGACTTAAACATTACCGAGCCTACGGCAGGTGAGTTAGTCATTGAAAATTTTAGATTAGATAAAGACAATAGCATTTTTGTTGTCATTAATCCAGCTGCAGCTGCAGCTAATATTGTTCAGTTATTCAATATGCAGACAGGCAATAAGATTACCGCCTCTTCTTTGAATGATACTAATGGTAATATGACTAAGTTAAAGACCTATTTAAACATTGGATCTGGAGCTTACAGTGATAAGATTAAAGTTCTTAGAGTTCAAGACTCTCTTGTTATTCTTAACACTGAAGCTGAAGCTAAGTTTAAGTTAACAGATGAAGGTCAAGAGTTAACCTATGAGGCTTTAGATAGATTTACTAGTAGATTTGCTGGAAATTTTGCTGGTACAACTTCTAAAACTCAACTTTTTAATGGAACACCTCCTTTTGAGGGGACTGCATCACCCTTTATGTATCACGGTGCTGATGATGCTAGTCAAGATTCTTCAGCTGATGATAGAAGATTTTATGAATATAATTTTTCTAATGCGTTAAATATTAGACAAGCATTGGGCAGAAAAATTTATAAAGCAGACACTGGGGTAAATCAAGCTGCTACAGGTACTAACTCAACGCCAGCAGATACTGCACCAGATGTAGGTGATATAGATCGCACTGAATATCCTTATGGCCTTTTTCCTCTTTATAAATTAATTAGTCGTTATGATTCTAGATTTACTCAAACTAATTTTTCACGTTCTGGAGGAACAATTTCTGAAACTGAACAAGGGAAAATAGATTACTGGGAAGAATTTGGATATGTTCCATCTGATAATAGAGATAGAACTTATAACGCTACTTTTGCTAGTATTGCTGATAATCAAAACTCAGTTAGTGTAGGGAAGTACTCAGATTTAGGCGGTAGTCCTGATGCTTTACGCTTTAGTACTTCTATTAGCTCTAGTTTTATTGAAGGTATTACTACTTCTAATTGGCCTGTAACTCGAACACCTTTTGTTCGTAATAAAAGTGCAGTTAGAAATGCCATGAAAGCTTTACATAGCGAAGGTGTAGACGATGTTACTTGGGTCTTTCGAGATGGAGAATCTCTAGACTATAAACAACGATTTGGAGCTTATTATCTATTAGGAAACCCTGCTGATGGTGATGGGTTTATCTTTAATATTAGAGAAAAAAGTGGACCCTTTCCCTCGGGGTTTTATAGAACTATTTCAACTCCTATTGATTATGATTTATACGGAGGAGAAGAAGGTAAGATTATTGAAAGATTTAAAAGAAAAGGTGTAGAAGATGATGCAGACGCTGATCATGGAGTACCTGTATATCAAGAAATTACGCCTACTCCTGCTCCTAGAATTGCCGATACAAATGCTTATCCCGAATTTACCTTAACAAATTTTCAAGGTGCAGCTCCATATTATCAAAGAATTAGAACACCAGAATTAGGATCTGTATTTGATAGAACTACTATGCCTCATTTAATTGCATGGAATGGCAGTGTTTCTAGTCCTGACTTTTTAGTTTCAGAAAGTCCTTGGACTCCTAGATTATCAGGAAATAAGTTTAATAATCCGGGTCCTTCTTTTATTTCTCTTAGTGAAAAGCCTTATGATATTTCAGCAAAAGCCGCTTCTCTTGAATTAATTACAGCTGACGAAGGTAATGACTATTTTGGCTTTAGTTCACTTCTTGGTACCAGCGAAAAATCAAAACTTGCAACTAGATATACTACTAATAATACTAATCATGCTTATGGATTAAGCGATAATGCTACTATTCAATTAATTGATGCTGAAAGCTCGCCTACAACTAAGACATACAAGCAAGTATCTATTTATGATATGGATGAGACTCCTCCCTCAAATACTGTTTACTTTTATCATGGGGAAAACGGACACGAGTGGGCTTGTAACTTTAAAGATGCTGTTGAAGGAAGTAGCGGACATAACGGTACTATTTTAGTTGATATTGAACATTATCCTAAAATTGTATTAACCCAAAAAAGTACTGGTACTCAAGGTAATACTACTGTTACTTTAGGTGCTGATATGTTAGATGTAACAAATAATGCTCCTGATTATAAAAATTCAGTATTAGCATTAGATCCCGGCAATTTTACGGGAGGTGAAGGAACTATTAATCAAGCACCTACAAATACTGGTGGTAAGATTAGTGCTATTGGATATTGGGAAAATAGATTATGGATGGCTTCCGGTAATACTATTGTAAGCTCTCAAAGAAATAACCCATATAACTTATGGTTTGATGATGGTGATACCCCAACTGATGACGATCCTATTGACCTTAGCCTTAGTGAAACTGATGCTACTAAAATTCAATGGATTGTGCCTTTTGCCTCTTCATGTTTCTTAGGTACTGACGGTACACAGCAATTTGTTCTTAGTGGAGCTGAAGATTACATTTCTCCTAGCACTATTGTGCTTTCTAAGGCTACAGAATATAGTACCTCAGCAACAGCTAAACCTTTAAACATTGGTGAATCTTTGTACTTTGTAGATAATGGGCGTTTATTTGTTTATAACAAAACTAAAAATGGTAGAGAGTATTCTTATTCTGTATCAGAACCAGTCTTTGGTTACTTTCCTACAAATGTAACTCAGACATTACTTGTTCCGTCTAATGATTATGCATTATTTACAACAAGTGATACTGATAAAAAGCATCATATCTATGTTTTCCATCAAAGGTTATTGCCTGATGGAAACATCGGTCAACAAGCTTTCTATCGTTGGAT